CTGTTCTTCTGTATGTTTCGTGTTTCTCAGAGCTTTGGATCTCTTTATTTGGAGTTTCGACCCCCCACATTTAAGTAGCTACCCATATTTGGGTAGCAATGCCTAAGGGAAAAGGTCTCTATACTCGAAAGGGCGCCAAGGGTCGGAACATGTATTTCCGCGACGGAAAAATGATTTCCGAGAAATCTTATCGCGCTTCTTTAGCCCGTCGGGGTTCTGTCACGAGAACTAGGAAATCTTCCCCTAGGCGTTCATCAAGGAAAACAATGGCCCGAAGAAAAACATATAGTCGCAGAAAGCCAGCAATGCCTCATCCAAGTATTACGGGGATGGCCGCAGGGTTATCTGTCGCCCAGTATCTTAACGCAGGAACCGCAAGTGGCGGATCTGGAGTTATTAAGCAAGTCGCAGACGGAAACTTAAATTCCGCTTTTACTTCCTTATCTAAAAATGCAATTAATCTAGCAACTTCACCAGCTGGTAAAGCGGTGTTATCAACTTCGATAGTACTAGCAACTGCTGGTGGATTAGCAAGGAAATGGTTCCCAAACACACGTCTTGGGGGGAATAAATTATATTTCAAAATTTAATTTGAATAAGTAAGGAGAAAAATAAACATGTCAGGACTACAAACAAGAACTTATACGCTCGCAGGTGCCTCGCTTACCGCAGGAACTTTCACCTCGATTAGCCAACTTCTCGGAAGTTCGCAGTCAACTACAAACCCAGAATCTATGCAAAAGGTCGTCAGGATCTCTTTAAGCTGTTCACCAGACCACACCTCTGCAACCGACGGGGTTTCCGTCTTCAAATTTGCAGGCGATGGGGTTTCTGTACAACAGATATTCGCAGGACCTTCTTGGAGTAACCAAGCGGCAGGCCCGCTCGATGGTAACAGCGGAATGCCCGTTGTAATTGAAAATTCCAACGGTATCTTCGATATTATCGCGGGAAATCAAATAGATTTTAGTGTCAGTTGCACAACGGCCGAAACGGTCGACGTAGCAGTCTCGATAACCTACAGCGCCTAAAGGAGCTTAATGGCTTTACTAGGTGGTGCAGGCAATCCAGTAGGAGGTAGCTTTACTGGTCCAGCTGAAGCGCTGGAAATAATAGGCGACCATGCTTATGCTTATTCGGGTTCCATCGATGTTGAAAACCAAACAACTGTCTTAGATTTCACATCAGGTAACTATTACTTTGTCGGAAAGTTCGAATTCGCGGGTAACTGGAGTGATGCAGGATCTAATTATGTACTGGTAAATGTTTCGTTTAATGATGTAGTCGTTTTGAAAATAGCAGAACGCAGAGACTTAGGGGCAGGTTCAGAACAACCCTTTAGTCTAATTATTCCGCCCTACACAGAGGTAAAGGTAGTCTATGCTGGCGTTGGTGCTTCTACTGAGTTTACAACTAATCTAACGGGAAGGATCTACCGAACTAGGGATTAATGGCTGAGAAGTTTAGTTATTCTAAACTAGCGAAGGATGTCGAATGGAATCGGATCTTTATTGGTTTAGTTCCTGCCATTGCTACAAATCCACTAGTAATAACTGGTATTTGGTTATTACTTAGTAGACGCTTTACACAAGTCAATAGATTGAATACAATTATAGCTTTAGCAGAATTAGTTCCCACCCTAGATCTAAACCTTCCTCCGGGCGTTACTTTGGGGGCAATGATTGACAAAAGTGATGATACAATTAAAATGTGGAATATGTTAAGAGGCGGTCAAATAGTTTCAGGAATAACATTCCCAGAGATTCCTAGTAAAGAAGAAGTGCAAGAATTAAAGGGCACTATATGGGACGCTTTAGCTGATTTTGTAGCCCCAGTTAAACAGGCTGAAGAAACGGAATGGGACCCAAGGAAATGGTTTAAATGACAAACATCGAGTTCGCACTAGTATGGGCACTTTCGTTTTGTCTTTACTTAGTTATCTATACTTATTGGATACCGCTAAAGACTCAGAAAAGGATTGAGACTTGGCTACTTAGTAGCGAGTCAGATGCTGCACTTCATGACGGGTTAGAGGTTATCGTTAAAAGAATAAGAGAACAAACGTTAATTGATTTTGAAGAATTTATGTTGCCTCAAGCTCGCGAGAATCTTAAAAAGTTCTGGGCAGGTGCAATGGGAGCAGCTGCGAAAGAACTTAAAGGATCTGAGGAAGGTTCTCAATTGTCTCTTATGCATAGTATGGCTGAAGAATTAAAGGGCCAACCATGGTATATCCAAGCAGCTGCTTCAAAGTTAATTCCTGTTATTAACAAAGCAGCTGAGGGGTCCGATAAGGTAAAGACTGTTGTAAAGGAAGCCAATAGTTTTGGATTTAAGTAGGTACCTGTTTCACCCCTATTTATTGAAGAGCAAGCAAGACCTGATGGCAATGTCTACAATGTTCGTTTATCATTCTGTAGGGTCGCCCTCTTTTCTTGCAGCGTTTACAAATCATCGTCAACACACTCCCAACACACATTATATTCTAAAGGTTTCAAATGAATCATACAATGTTTACAAATCATTCTTCATTCCAATATTCATCATAACTAATATCTTGAATGCGACCTTCGGGGTCATTAATTACTCTATATCCCATACGACCATCTGGGCGTGTGGCTTCTTCTACTATCCCTTCTTCTATTAATTCTTGAATAACCATTTGAATCTCAGCCAAATGTAATTCATCTAAATCAACTTTACAGCGCATTATTTCCCCCAATAGAAAACACCGTTAGTGCAATAAAGATCGCAATCTTCAGTAAAGCATCGCCATTCATCTAATTCTTCAATATAGTCAAATGGCTTATAACAGTGGGCACAATGTGTCGAACTCGTTACAAATGTCATAGGTCGTCCCTTTTTTCCTTGGGTGCAAACTCGTTAATATCTAATCTTTCTTGTTTAGTTTCTTGGCATTCAGTACAGCCCTGTAGACCCTGTTTAGTTAGCGCAAAAGTATTTTCGTGACTATAAGGTTCCTGACACTCTGGGCATGCATAAAATTGTTTCCAAAAAGTTTTGATATCTCCGGTCTTTTGGTAATATTGATGTGCGCACTCTTCACACTCTTTTCCAATTTTAGTGTCGTGTAATTTACTAAAGCAAACGTTACATATTTCCTTATGATAAAATGATGATGCAACCCTAGTAAACAATTCAGATCTGTTCACACCTTCATCTTTTAGAAACTCTATGAACTTAACTGGTACATTGACGTTAATGACTTTAGTTATAATTCTGTTTCCGTCGCTATCCGTTTTTTCAGGACGTCCTACGGGTTTATTCATTCCCATTTCTCCATTTCCCATACTGCGTCCCTTAACGCGAATAAGGTCAACACGGTATGCCTAGGAAGATCGTGGGTTGCGTAGTGTTGTGATATCACTTTTAATACTTCTCGAGATATATTTAATAAATCTTCGGATGCTTGCTCAAAACTAGTTATTTCGTATTCTGCCATACTTACCTATTCAGTAGGGGTATATAATAATTGTTTAGTTAATTAATTACCTTTTCAGAAAGTATGGGACCAATCCCCAAGCTTGTTTTTACTTTCGATAATAAATATTATTAAAAGTATTATAAGAACTACACGGTTTTTGACACAAAAAAATAAGGCGTCATATAATAATAATAATAATAATTAACTAAATAATTAATATAATAATAAAAGAAATGCTTTTTTCTACTTTTTTCTGCTTTCTTTCTGCTTTTTAGAGCTGTTCTTCTGTATGTTTCGTGTTTCTCAGAGCTTTGGATCTCTTTATTTGGAGTTTCGACCCCCCACATTTAAGTAGCTACCCATATTTGGGTAGCAATGCCTAAGGGAAAAGGTCTCTATA